CTTCTAAGACTTCTGTCCTGGTGAGTTGTTCTGGTACGTCACCGACTACAGGTGGCACATAGTACTTCGCCTTCGCCATGGACACCTTGCCACTAGGCAGTATTCTACGCAGATGCTCAGGTGGGACGGTCGAACCATCCCCCACCTCTGCTGGCACCAGTATCTTTCCTACGGTGTGCCCCATAGGGATGGCCCACGACTTGCCGTAAGTGGCTAGGGCTATCCAGAACACCTCGTTGCGTAGGGGATCAAGAGCCAGCATTGACCTGTACTGCTCAACGATGTTCTCTCGTGCTCTCTGCGCAATATCTAGATTGGTTGACTTGAGAGACTTGAGCTTCTCTTGGTAATCAGACTCGATGAACTGTTCTAGATAGGGAAACTGTGACAGTATGCCACGTGTTTCCACGTCAAAGACGAACACCCCTGCCCGCTGTATCTCTTCTACAATTGCGGGCAGATCTTCTCTACACAAGATAGTCAGGGGACTTGTTACAGCCCCCTGACTACGACCAAGCCTCTGCTCAGTGGTTGAAGACATCAGTCGTCTTCGGACATCTCCAGAGCGACATCGAGAAGGCTCTTGCGAGTGTTCACTTGCACGATATCTGCGGTGTACTGACGGCCTTGAAGATCCTTCAGTTGCACGTCTGTAATTGCAGTGAGATTCCAATCTGACTCAAGGTCACGTTCCTTGACTACAGTGTTGGTGGTCTTACCCTTACCCGTCTTGCTGATAGCCCAAAAGTTCTTGTCCAGTGGACCTTGGCGTGGGTCGGTGTGGAAGTTCTTGAGTTGCGTCATCACACGAGGACCAACCTCCCAAGATCGAAGCTCGGGCTCTTCACCCTCCGTGAGCACAGCCACGTTGAAACAAAAACGAGTAGCTGTCTTGTGCCCCACATCACAGAGTGGGCACCCCTTCTCCGTGTCAGAGAGGCACGTAAAGGATCGCTGGCCTGCACGCTCAACCCAATGTTGACGGAATGATGCGTAAGGCTCAGCCACGAGGAACTTCACAATCTGTGGCTCATCCTTTACGGTGAGGCGTTGTGCGAACCCGGAGTCCGCATTGTTCACCTTGTCCGCTTCGCCCCATCCGCCACGTATCTGTAGCTTTGGGGTTACTTCCTCATCTTCCATTGGTGCTGCTGGTGCAGCTTCCCGACGGCGCACTGGTTTCTCTTGCGCTGGTTCGTTGGTCAGTGCAGACCAATCAATTTCTAGCTCGGTGGTTGCTTCTGTCATGGTGTTTGCTTCCAATGCTCGGTTATGTGTTTGGTAAACTCAGACCAATTGGCATACTTAGTACCAATTTGGTAGAGGGCTATTGCTGACAAGATCAACTCCACTTGATCTCGTGAGTACAGGCGACGGCCGACCGGCATTCTACCGGGTAGCTGCTCATTGCATGGAGGTGCCGACCTAAATGTAGCACCTGGCAGCGTGCCCTGTGACTCCCAGGCACGGATAGTTACAGCCTTCCTCCCCAACACCTTAGCCAGTTGTCCGACAGTAAACAACTCCACCATGGTTCCCGCTACAGGAAACTTCTTTCCTTGTAAACCCTGTAGTGGGTCGATCTTAACGGTCTGCCTGGCTCTTGGTGGGGTGCCACCCGGCCAGCTAGGAAGATCATCAAGAAACCCATCGAAAGGGTTTACACTTTGTTGCTCACTTTGAATGCCCACGTTTCCCTTTCTGTATAGAAACTGTTGATCGTGTTGTTAAGGTCTGGATCAGCAAGACCCAAGGACAGCAGTTTGTTCTCATCAACCATCTCAACACTGGTGGAGACAGCACCCCAAAGGTTGGCTTCTCTTGCCCACTGTTCTACAGCGTCACCATCTAACACTCGTGACACTCTACGCTCTCTCTTGAGTGTGTACTCTTCTGTTGGTACCCAACGATTACCCTTATCATCTGTTGTTCCTTGAGTGTCTACGTAGCTCGACAGTTCTTTCTTGACCGCATCCATTCTCTTTATAGCTACCTCAACCAGTTCCTTTCTATCTTGAAACTCTCTGGCTAGACGATTGATATAGGGAAGACCCTCTGTCCCTATACCAGTAGTTGGTTCTGCTGTGTGTTCTCCACGCACTAACTTCACAATAGTCCCTCAGTATTCCGTAGATATTCAGAAAGTGAACCTAGTGATAGGCTCAGATTACCTTGACTGTCATGCTTGCCATCTATAAAGGCACTATTAATATCCCTCTTCTGTATAAGCATTTCATACTGACGTTCTTCAATGCTTCCACGCATTACAAAGCTAGCCAAGGTGATGTGTGGAAACTCGGAAGACAATCGTATAATCCTGGCCTCTCTCTGATCAAGTTTCCCTGCACTCCATGGAAGATCGTAGGACAGAAGATAGTTAGCCATGGGTAAATCTACCCCGTAACCTCCAGCGTCTGATGATAGGAACACCCTGGTGTTAGTGTCCGTCTGAAACTGTGTCTTAGCTTTGTCCTTTGCCTCTGATGTCATGCCTCCCATGAACAGTACGGATTTAGTACTACCCTCTAGTGCTTGCTGTAACAGCCGTAGATTGGCCTTGAAGAAGGAGAAGATGACGATCTTATTCGAGGGGTCCTCTGAGAGTATTTCGTCACAGTATCCTCTCACCGCATCGAGCTTCGGTGACCCAGCCAGGGCAGGTAACCAACCCCTCTCTAGTACCTCAGCAGCGTATCGTGAGCCTGCTGTGTTGTTGGGGTCATTGTAGGCTGCCGCCGAAAGATGAACGAGCTTCGGGTCATCACAGAGCATACGCAACACCGTGAGCCTTGCCATGATCTCTCCCTTGGCCTCGTTCCCTTCCTCATGGTAATGACTCCATAGATCGAAACCTTTGCCATGCTTGGCGACCGCCTCTTGAATGGTGACGAGAAGATCGTCCGCAATCTTCTGATAGCACTCTGCCCCGAGTCGATCAAAGGTGATGGGTACTACTGTGCTGACCACCCTTGGTAGCTGGTCCGCAATGTCTTCTCTGGTCTTGCGCACCATCACACCCTTCATGATTTCTTGCAGCCGGTGTAGGTTCTTGTAGTTCACCGGCTTACCAAAGTAATCACGCACAACGTACTGACTTTCAAACTCATTGTACTTACCCAACACTGTTGCATCTACGAACTGCATGATTGAGAACAGTTCTTCTGGTCTATTCTCTATGGGTTGTCCTGTTAGGGCAAAGCGATAGGGTGATCTCTTGCCTATACGTTTAATTACCTTGGACCGTGCGCTAGTAATACTCTTGATAATGGTAGCTTCGTCTACCACTACTACATCAAAGCGCAAGTTCTTTAATAGAGTTTCATCCTTAATCAATAGTTCTGCGTTCACTATGGTGTATAGGTTATTATGTGTTCTGCGCCAAAGTTCCGCTCGCTTCTTCGGTGTTCCTTCTATTATGAGAAAGGATGAATCAGTGAACTTACGTATCTCTGCTGCCCATTGATACTTAAGGGAAGATGGCACTACCAACAAACATCTATCTATATCTCCATCCTCGTGCAGACTTTCAAGTGTAGCTAGAGACGTTACTGTCTTGCCTGCACCCATGACCAGAGCAACCAGCGTCTGGCTACGATCCATCATGAATTGACTGGCCTCTAGTTGAAAGGGGTAGAGCTTGCCCTTGAAGGTCATCGGGCTGGCCGAGTCACCCAGGGGGGCACTATCGAAGAACTTTCTATAGCCGAGGCCACTTCGTCGTCTGTCATATCCCCGATATCCTTAGCGTGGGTATGTTGATAGCTAAGCCAGTAGACACCCTGTCGTGGCCTTGAGACCGCTCGGCAAATGTTCTTGCTGGCCTTGATCCCAGCCTCGTCGTTGTCCATGGCGATGATCACCCTATCCGCCACCTCCACGAGTAGCTGTAGCTGTGCTGCACTCACAGCAGTACCGAAGGACGCCAGCGCCTGGTAGCCATCGAAGGCCGATGCGTATCGCACCACGTCCAGAGGGGACTCCACGAGAATGGCTGTACTGGCAGTGAACTTCTCTATGCCAAAGAGAGTGCGGCTCTTCTTGACGCCTACCGGGTAGTTGAGCACCTTGGAGGATGATTTCAACTGCCATCCTTGCAACTCACCAAACCTGGAGACGATTGGGATCACAAACCCCCTCTCCTTCTCATCCCAACGCAGGCCGTATTTGCGTGCCCTCTCAGGGTCAATCTTACGCTTAAGCAATCGTTTCTCTGGTGGGTTATTGAACGTGTAGAACGTAGACCAATCCACTTCGGGTTCTTGTTCTATTGTGTCTGTAGGGTTGTTGATCCTCTCTAGCCCACCCTTGATCAAGAATTCATGCACTGCTGTAATGTCATCAGGGTTGCCCGTTAGTTCACCAACCAATTGTGACAGTGTTCCCTTAGCCCCACAGGCATAGCATATCCACAAGCCTGTGATGGCATTCATTGACCAGGATGGTGAGTGGTCTACGTGTCCAGTACGTCTCTCATGTACCGGGCACTTCCCTCCAATTTCCTTACCACTAGTGCTGTAAACAACTACACCCAGGGTCTCTAGGATGTACTCAAGATCAGAACGAGTCGTCGTCGTACTCACCTGCTACACCTCCCACTTCTGCAAAGGACATATCGTCCCAGTCCCATTCAATTGTTATTTGCCCAGGTGATGCATTCCTGGCTAACACAATGCGCAGAATGGCTTGGTTCTTTATTTCTGGGTCTATCTCCACACCAATGACTAGATCAGAGTCTTGCACAAAGGATGAGCTATACCCTATGGCGTCCGAGGTGATGGACCGACTCTTCTTGTTACCTAGCTTCCACCCCAGTACCTGTGTCGTTTCAATGACAGGTATGTCATACTGCTGTGCGATACGTTTAAGTGATCGTGTGATATTCGTTAGAGCTTGGGGTGATCCTTTAGCTTCCCCATTCTCATCGTCCATGAGGTACACACCATCCACCACCAATAAACCAGGCCGATGCTCTTGCACCTTGGCGGCGATGGATGACACGGTAGTCAGGGCAGAGGTATCTGAGGTGATGATGAAGGGCTGCATGCTCTTCTTCTGCATCAACTCTCGGCGCAACCGAGATAGCTCAGGCTCGGATACCTGCCCACGCATGAGCTTGTTGTGCCCAATGTTGGCAGCCAGTGCATCAAAGCGTGTGGCCTGCTCTTCGGCGGTCATCTCGAAGGATACGAAGAGACATGGGGCACCATACCTGTGAGCGTTCATAGCCATGATAAGGGTGATGAGTGACTTGCCCCGCTTCGCCTCTCCTACGAGGGTGATGAGTTGTTGTGGTGCGAACCCACCAGTGAGTAGGTCCAGACCAGTGAATCCAGTGGGTAGGCCACCGAAGGGGTTGGGTGCTAGCTTCAAGGCAGCGTAATGCTCTATGCGCTCTTCCCAGTTCTGGATTATATCTACATCTTTAAGACGCCCAATATCAATGGACGCCTTCTGTATCCCTGAACTGATCTCTTTGAATGCCTTATCAATATCACCAGAGTCCAGTGCGGGCATGGCTGCGGACAAAGCCTCAACCAATTTCTCCCTACGGTAGCTGATGAATATCTCTTCTAACAGCTTGGTGAACGCTTCTGCATCTGCATCAACTAGAATTGACCCATGCTCTAATTTGAATGCACGCTCAGTTGGTACCTTGCCGTAAGTCCTCCAGAATGTGAGGGTCCATAACCAAACAGGACCCCAGGTGCTATCTAATTGGTCGGGCTTAAGTCCATGCTTTACGGGTGTCTCAATATCTCCTGTGGCTATGACTTTGCTGATGAGAAGCTGGGCGGGTGACGCCATTAGGACCAAGCCTGCGTGTTAAGTACAACCATGGCACGAATTCCTATTACACGAGCATGCTCTTCATTAGCACAAAGGACTCGTCTAATAGATCGGTCGAAGCGGAGGTCGAAGGAAAGGGCTTCAATGTCTTCATACG